GGAGCAGATGCCAAAAAAATGTTTACGGATAAAGTTGTACCCATATCAGTTAACTACCCGTTCTTTTTTAAACCCATTCAAGATGGTATGGACCGGCCAAAAACTGAATTGGCATATCGTGTTCCAGCATCAAAGCTTACTAGAAGAAAACTTGAGTCGAACGAACAGCTCAGAGAATTAGACGGACTTGATACGACTATTGACTGGAAAAATACAGGCGATAACTCTTATGATGGTGAAAAGCTAAAACTATTAGCTCATGACGAAAGTGGCAAATGGGAAAGGCCTGATAACATATTAAACAACTGGAGAGTTACAAAAACTACACTACGTCTTGGTTCTAGAATTGTAGGTAAATGTATGATGGGCTCAACTTCAAACGCATTAGATAAAGGTGGAAACAATTTCAAAAAATTATACTATAATTCAGACGTTACAAAAAGAAATAGAAACGGACAAACTTCTTCTGGACTCTATTCTATGTTCATCCCTATGGAATGGAACTACGAAGGATTCATGGATTCTTACGGATCACCTGTTTTCATTAGAAAAGAAAATCCAATCAAAGGAGTTGACGGTTATGAAATTACAACAGGCGTTATCGAACATTGGCAAAACGAAGTCGATGGCTTAAAGTCTGATCAAGACAGTTTAAATGAATATTACAGACAGTTCCCAAGAACTGAACAGCACGCTTTCAGAGATGAGGCTAAAAATACTTTATTTAATTTAACAAAAATATATCAACAGATAGATTATAATAGTGAATTAAATAATGAAGTATCTGTAACTCAAGGAAGTTTTCAATGGATTAATGGTGTAAAAGATACTAAAGTGATGTTTTATCCTAATAAAGATGGAAGATTTTTAATATCATGGGCACCACCTAATAGCTTACAAAATAATATAGTTATTAAAAATGGATTAAAATACCCTGGTAATGAACACGTGGGAGCTTTTGGTTGTGATAGTTACGATATTAGTGGTACTGTAGATGGTAAAGGTTCTAATGGAGCGTTACATGGATTAACTAAGTTTAGCATGGAAGATGCGCCACCTAATCAGTTTTTTTTAGAATATATAGCACGACCACAAACAGCCGAAATGTTTTTTGAAGATGTACTTATGGCTTGTGTTTTTTATGGCATGCCTATACTTGCTGAAAATAACAAACCAAGACTTTTGTATTATTTTAAAAGAAGGGGTTATAGAGGGTTTTCAATTAATCGTCCTGATAAGATTTGGAACAAGCTATCAACTACAGAAAAAGAAATAGGTGGAATACCTAATTCAAGTGAAGACATTAAACAAGCACATGCTGCCGCAATTGAAAGTTATATAGAAACCTATATTGGTGAAACAAGCCAAGGTTATGGTAATATGTATTTTCAAAAAACTTTAGAAGACTGGAGTCAGTTTGATATAAATAATAGGACAAAGCATGATGCATCTATTAGTTCTGGCTTAGCTATTATGGCTTGCAATAAGAACATGTATAGACCAAATCCACAAAGAAAGCATCAGCCTATATCTATAGGTATAAAAAGATACGATAATGACGGAATTATTTCAAAAATAATAAAATAAATAAATGCAAATTTCTTACAATCAAACAAGTTCTTTTCCAGATCAGGTAGTACCAGACGCGGAAAAAGCTACTATGGAATATGGTCTAGCGGTTGGTAGAGCAATAGAAGGTGAGTGGTTCAGAGGTTATAGATACGGAACTAATGCTCCTGGCTACGCTGTTAACTTTAATAATTACAACTTACTAAGACTCTATGCAAGAGGTGAACAGCCAGTTCAGAAATACAAAGATGAACTAGCTATTAACGGAGACTTATCTTATTTGAATTTAGACTGGAAACCTGTGCCTGTAGTTTCTAAGTTTGTTGATATTGTTGTTAATGGAATGTCTCAAAGAAGTTATGATATAAACGCTTATGCTCAAGATCCAGTATGTTCAAAGATAAGAACTGACTACGCTAGAAATTTAATGGTTGACATAGAAGCTAAAGAATATTTAGAAGAAGCTCAAAAAATGTTAGGTGTTGATGCTTTTTCACAAGATCCTATTAATGCTCCTAGAGATAAAGAAGAATTAGAAGTACACTTACAAATGGATTTTAAACAATCTGTTGAAGTTGCTGAAGAAGAAGTTATAAATCAAATATTAGATAAAAATAGATATGACTTAGTTAGACAAAGGTTTAATTATGATTTAACTGTTTTAGGCATAGGATCTGTTAAAACTTCTTGGAACAGATCACAAGGTGTTGTAGTAGACTATGTTGATCCAGCACATTTAGTTTATTCATATTCTGATGATCCTAATTTTGAAGATTTATATTATGTAGGTGAAGTTAAATCAGTTTATTTAGCTGATATTAAAAAACAGTTTCCTCAACTAACAGACGAAGAATTAGAAACTATACAAAAATACCCTGGTAATCAAGAATATTTAAGAAACTGGAACGGCAAGCAAGACGATCAAACTATTCAAGTTTTATATTTTGAATACAAAAGTTATTCAGATCAAGTTTATAAAATAAAATATACTGATGCTGGATTAGAAAAAGTATTAGAAAAACCTGATACATTTGCACCACCACCAAATGATGGTTTTGAAAGAGTTTCAAGAACTATAGAAACACTTTACAGTGGAGCAAAAATACTAGGACATCCAATGATGTTAGACTGGAGAATGGCAGAACATATGACAAGACCAGTTGCAGATACTACTAAAGTTAATTTTAGTTACGCTATAACTGCTCCTAGAATGTATAAAGGACGTATAGAATCTTTAGTTAGTAGAATAACAGGTTTTGCTGACATGATACAATTAACTCATTTAAAGATACAACAAGTATTAGCTAGAGTAGTTCCAGATGGTGTTTTCTTAGATATGGACGGCTTAGCAGAGGTTGATCTTGGAAACGGAACTAACTATAATCCAGCTGAGGCATTAAATATGTATTTTCAAACTGGCTCTGTAGTAGGTAGATCTATGACTCAAGAAGGTAATATGAATCCAGGTAAAGTTCCTATACAAGAATTACAGACTGGATCTGGTGGTGGAAAAATAAACTCTTTAATACAAACTTATCAGTATTATTTACAACTCATTAGAGACGTGACAGGACTTAATGAAGCTAGAGATGGGAGTAATCCAGACAAAAACTCATTAGTAGGTTTACAAAAACTAGCAGCTGCTAATTCTAATACTGCTACTAGACACATCTTACAGTCTAGTCTTTACTTAACCGCTAGAGCTTGTGAAAATATATCTTTAAGAGTTGCTGATTCATTACAATTTCCATTTACAAAAGAAGCTTTAAAAAATAGTATATCATCTTTTAACACTGGGACTTTAACAGAGTTAATGAATTTACAAATTCATGATTTTGGTATATTTATAAAGTTAGAACCAGATGAAGAAGAAAAAGCTGAGCTTGAACAAAACATACAAATAGCTTTAAAGTCTGGTCAAATAGACCTAGCAGATGCAATAGATATTAGAGAAGTTAGAAATCTAAAACTAGCTAATCAAATGCTTAAGTTTAGAAGAAAGAAAAAAGCTGAAGCTGATCAAGCAGCTGCTCAAGCGAATATACAAGCTCAAGCACAAGCTAATCAACAAACTGCTGAGAAAGCTATTTTAGCTGAAATGCAAAAACAGCAAGCATTAACTGAAAGTACTGTACAAATAGAACAAGCTAAATCTCAATTTGAAATACAAAAGATGGAGATGAAGGCTCAATTAGACATGAAAGCTTTAGAAATAAGGTATCAGTTTGACATGCAGTTGAAGCAAATGGATGTATCTAGAGTTAAGGAAAGAGAGCAATTTATTGAAGATCGTAAAGATAATAGAACTAAATTACAAGCAACTCAGCAAAGCGCTATGATACAACAAAGACAGCAAGAGTTATTACCAACAGACTTTGAAAATCAAAGTAACCCACAGAGCTTAGGCGCAGACAATATGCCTATGTAACAATTATTAATTATTATATTATATTATGTCAGAAGAAACAAAAGAAAAGCCTATAGTAGATGATACTAAACAAGGTTTAAAATTAAAAAGCAAGCCAAAAAAACTTGTTGATAAAATGCCAAACAATATAACTCATATTGATTTAAGCAAAGATCCTAAAAAAGATCTTCAAGAACAAGCTACTACTAAAGTAGAAATACCAACTGAAAAAGTTGAAGAAGTAAAAGCTGAAATTAAAGAAGAAATAAAAGAGGATAAAGTTGAAGAAGTTGCTACTATAACAGAAATAAAAGAAAAAGAAGTAGTAGAAACAAAGCAACAATTAAAAGAAGCAGTAAGAGATGAAAAAGTTATTGGTAAGCAGTTGCCAGAAAACATCGAAAAACTAGTTTCATTTATGGAAGAGACAGGTGGAACTGTAGAAGATTATGTTTCATTAAATAAAGATTATTCAAAGTACGACGAAAAACAAATACTTAATGAATACTACAAAAATACTAAACCACATTTAAATCAAGAAGAGATTAGTTTCCTTATGGAAGATAATTTTTCTTATGATGAAGAAGTGGATGAAGAAAGAGTTGTCAGAAAAAGACAATTACTCTTCAAAGAAGAAATTGCAAAAGCCAAAAACTTTTTAGAAAGTTCAAAGAGTAAATATTACGACGAGATCAAGTTGAGACCGGGCGTAACTCAAGAACAGCAAAAAGCTATGGATTTTTTCAATAGATACAACAAAGAACAACAAATAGCTGCAGAGCGTAGGGAACAATTTAAAGATACTACTAATGAGCTTTTCAATGGAGACTTCAAAGGTTTTGAAATTAAAGTTGGTGAAAAAAAGTTTAATTATAATATCTCTAATCCTTCCGCAACTGCCGAGAAACAGTCTGACTTAAACAAGTTCGTTAAGAAGTTCTTAAATGACAAGGGAGAAGTTATTGATGCTGTTGGTTATCACAAGGCTTTTTATGCTGCTGAAAACGTTGATACAATAGCTAATCATTTTTATGAGCAAGGTAAAGCCGATGCTGTTAAAGATGTAATAGCTAAATCTAAAAATATAAATAATGATCCTAGGCCACAAGCTTCAGGTGATGTATTTATAAATGGATTTAAAGTAAAAGCAATAAGTGGTGTTGATAGTTCTAGGTTGAAAATTAAAAGTAAAAAACAACAATAACTAAAATAAATAAATATGAGTTTTGTAACTGGCGGGAGTTTTCCCGCAAGCATCGTGCCTGCTCAAAAAAGAATGACGTTAAGAGAAAATTATCTTGACTTTTCTAATGGATCTGGTAACGACTTCGCACAACAATATCTACCTGAGCTTTACGAAGCAGAAGTAGAAAGATACGGAAACCGAACAATTGGTGGTTTCTTGAGAATGGTAGGCGCTGAAATGCCTATGACATCTGATCAAGTTATTTGGTCTGAACAAAATAGATTACACGTAGCTTATAAATCAAGTGATGTAGTTAATGTAAATAATGATTCATCTGTAAATGCTACACTTACTCCAAACCTAGCTAATACTGCTTCTCCTGGAGTTGCTTTAACTCAACATGCTATTAGAGTTGGTCAAACAGTTTTAATGTCTGACGTTGCTACTGGATTAATCGTTGCTAAAGCTCTTGTACAAGCTGTTAATACTGCTAAAACTACTTGTAGTTTAGCTGTTTATGGTGGAAGTTTTAACACTGCTACTGCCGCTGACGGTGTACCTACTGGACTTTTAGGAGCTGGAAACTGTAATGTATTTGTTTACGGTTCTGACTTTGGAAAAGGAACAGTTGGTATGGAAGGTTCTATTGAGCCATCTTTTACTCAGTTTTCTAATTCTCCAATGATCTTAAAAGATAACTTTAAAATTAACGGTTCTGACACTGCTCAGATTGGTTGGGTTGAAGTTTCTACAGAAGAAGGACAATCTGGATACTTATGGTATCTAAAGTCTGAATCTGAAACAAGATTAAGATTTGATGATTACTTAGAAATGAGTATGGTTGAAGCTGAGTTTATGAGGCCTAGTGATCCTACTGTTTCTAATGTACCTTTTGATTTTGGTGGTACTGCTGGAGCTGCTGCTAACACGACTCAAGATGTTAAAGGTTCTGAAGGTTTATTCGCTGCTATTGAAGCAAGAGGTAATGTATATTCTGGTTTTGCTGGAGCTGCTGCTCCTGGTTCAGGTGCTTTAGGTGATTTTGATGAAATCCTTAAAAACTTAGACAAGCAAGGTGCTATTGAAGAAAACATGTTATTCTTATCAAGATCTACGGCTCTTGACTTTGATGATATGGTTGGTGCTATGGCTGGATCAAGTTATGCTTCTACTCAGTCTGCTGGTTATGGTTTATTCGATAACGACGGAGACATGGCATTAAACTTTGGATTTTCAGGTTTTAGAAGAGGTTCTTATGACTTCTACAAAACTGATTGGAAATATCTAAATGATGCTTCAACTAGAGGTATGGATAAGGAAATTGATGGTGTAATGGTTCCTGCTGGAACAACTACAGTTTATGACCAAATGTTAGGTCAAAACATCAGACGTCCTTTCTTACATGTAAGATATAGAGCTTCTGAAACTGAAGATCGAAGATATAAGTCTTGGATTACAGGTTCTGTAGGTGGTGCTTACACTGACACTTTAGATGCGATGACTGTAAGTTTCTTATCTGAAAGATGTTTAGTAACACAAGCTGCAAACAATTTTGTATTGTTTAAAGGAGCTTAAATAGTATATAATGAGAGTGGCTTTTGTCACTCTCTTTATTAATCTTTAAATAATAAAAATTATGGCAAATTTTATAAGAGTACCTTTAAAAGACACTACTCCAGCTGGAGGAAGTCCTAGGTATGCTTTAGTAAAAGTGGATGACGTTTATGATTGCGCGATCTCAGGATCAGGTGAGCATATACGTTTATATACTACACAATTAGCGGAATCAACCCAAGTTCAAGTACCTATTATAGAGTACTTTGGAGGTGAAACTGTAGTAACAGCGCAGGATATTGAAAACCTCAAAGACTTAATTGTTGAGGCAAATCAAGCTCCTTCGTCTAGTCCAGTGTTTAATTTAATAGGAGCTGGTTCAGCTAGCTATTCTGATCTACCTAAATATCAAGTAGACGGTTTTGCTTTTAGTTCATTAGCCCCATTATAAATAAAAATTATGGCAAATTATATAAAAATACCTCTATCATTAAATCCTGGTAGAACATTTGCAAGCACAAGCGTAACTATTGCAGGTAGTAGATTATCTGGTGGTGGTACTATTGTGGCTGGAACAGCTTCAGCTGCAGCTGCTACTACAGTATCTCCTGCTGGAGGTACTAACGCTACGTTTAGTATGGCTTCTAGTGGAACGGCTATTACTGACGTAACATTAACTTGCGCTGCTATTGGTGATGGTTATAAAGTAGGTGATGTAATCACTGTTGCTATTATACCTGCTGCTACTGGTAAAGGTAGTGCATCAGCTGTAATGACTTTTACAGTTATTCCTGCTGACTTACTTGCTGTTGAAGGATCTGCAACTAATGAATATCAATTAATTCCAATTGATAGTATATTGGCTGTTGATAATTCAAGTGCTACAGTTGCTACTATTGTAACAAACAATTATGACGACACAGCAAATGCTTTTCTTAAATGGACAGTTACTTTAGCTGCTAATCAAACTCCTGCTAATACAGAGTATGACTTGGTAGCTGATTTATGTGACGCTATTAATGAAGCTTCACAAGCTGAAAACAGTGTTCCTGTAGTATCATTTTTTGGTGGTACTGTAGTTGAAGACGTTGACTACGCTTAAAACAATAATAAGATCCTGTTTCGGCAGGATCTTTTTTAATTATTATATTATATTATATTATGGAAACAAAAGAAAAAAAGACTCCTGAAGTAAAGTGGGAGTATAAAAATAGAACTTACTATTTAAAAGGTAAACAACCTTTAACTTATACACTACCTAGTAGACATTCAAATAGATACTCTTTAGTATGGTTTGATCCAGAAAAAGGTTATGAAAGAGAATTAAGATATGCTACTAATCAAAAATCAATATTTGTAGACGAACAACAAGGTTCAGTTACATTAAAACATATTGTATTTGAAGATGGTGTTTTATATGTACCTAAAGAAAAAAAGAATTTACAAGAGTTTTTAAGCAAGCATCCTCACAACAATTTAATATTTGAAGAGTATGACCAAGTTGTAGAAGCAGAAGATCAATATGATTATTTAGAAATGGAAATAGCAGCTATGAATACTGCCTATGAAATGGATGTAGATAAAGCTGAAGCTATACTAAGAGTTGAAGTTGGTTCTAGTGTTACTACAATGAGTTCTAAAGAACTTAAAAGAGATCTTTTATTATTTGCTAAAAGAAATCCTAAACTTCTTATAGAGTTAGCTAATGACGAAAATGTAGAACTTAGGAACTTTGCTATAAAAGCAACTGAAGCTAGTATTATAGAAATAGCTAATGATGGTAGAACTGTTAAATGGAAAAGCAATGGTAAAAAGCTAATGACTACTCCATTTGAAGAAAACGCTTATTCAGCGTTAGCTGCTTGGTTTAAAACTGATGAAGGACTTGAAGTATATAAGTCTATACAGAAAAAACTAAAATAACAAGTGATTATAAATAAGGGTGGTTTACGCCACCCTTTTTTTTAAATAAACAAATATGGAATTAAACGTAAATACAGTTTATACTACAGTGTTAAGTATTCTCAATAAAGAACAAAGAGGGTATATGACACCAGATGAATTTAATAAAGTTGCTACACAAGTACAACTAGAAATATTTGAAGGATTTTTTCAAGATCTTAACCAGTATTTACGAATGCCTAAAACAGATGAAGAATTTGCTAGTAGAATAGCTCACATAGAAGAAGAGATACAAGTTTTTGAAGAATATAAATCTGCATCTAGTCACGCAAATGGAGTGTATGATTTTCCTCAAGATTCTAATAATAAAAATGAAGTTTATAGACTAGGATCTGTATACTTCAACGCTGTGCCAGGAACTCCTCAAATAGAATTAGTTGGTAGAAAAGAATACAAGCAACAACTAATGTCTACACTTACTCAACCTAGTAAAAGTTTTCCAATAGGTATATTAAAAAATGACAAAGTTGAGGTGTATCCAAAAGTAACTACATTTAACCCAGAAAGAGCTACTAGCATTAGTGATGTTAAATTTAGCTACATAAGAAAACCAAAAGATGTTACATGGGGCTATAGTATAGGTAATTTAGGCCAATATATATATGATAGTAGAACCTATTCTCCTAGCATGTTATTAATAGGATCATCTTTTAATCCATCAACTATTCCTGGGGGAACTACTGTAAACGCTCAAAGTTTAACATATCAAAATATACCAACAACTACTAGCGGTAGTGGCTCAGGAGCTGTTTTAAATGCTCAAGTAAGTGGAAGTGGTAATGTTGCAGTTACTTCTTCAAATATTGTTTTTTCAATAAACTCAACTTTAGACAAAAGTAGTGGTTATGCAGTAGGTGATACATTAACAGTAGCTGCTGGTGCTTTTGGAAATTTAAGTCAAAATATAATTCTTACTGCTATAACAGCTAATCAATTAGCTGGCACTAATCCTACAACACAAGGTAGTATTCAATTTGAAGTAGATGCATCAAATCAAACAACTGTTATTTTAGAAATATTAAAATATTCTGGAATAATAATAAGAGATCCCCAAATAATACAAGCGGCTCAACAAGAGCTAGTTCAAGACGAAGCTAACGAAAAAAGATAAAATATGGCAACATCAACTAATTACGAAAGCCCAGGGCTTGTTACTCAAAATAATTCTGAATATTACACAGGTGAAAAAACTTATGTATTAGGCGCTACTGGAGCAACTTATCCTTGGCCTACTGAATTAACTCCTTTAATATGGACAGACGCCCCTGTTGCAGCTACTCCTCAAGCTATTAATAATTATGATGTATACATAGATAACGTTTTAATGGTTCCAACTGTTGGTGGTTATACTAGTGATTCTGTGACTACTACTTTAACTAATTCTAATGACCCAGCTACAGCTGCTCAAACTGTAACTGTCAATTATGCAGCTCCTATACAAGCTGGCTCTTTGCTTACAATAAGACTGCAACAAAACACAATATGGGATAACTATCAAAGCTACCAATATAACAGCTTAAAAGATATAGTAGCTAATTTCATGTTGTCTTATGTAGGAACTGATAGAGTTATAAAAAGAGCAAGAAGATCAGAGATTATATTTCATGCAAAAAGAGGTTTACAAGAGTTTAGCTATGACACTTTAAAATCCGTTAACATACAAGAGCTAACTATTCCAGCTAATTTATCATTACCACTTCCTCAAGACTACGTTAACTACGTACAGTTATCACACATAGATAGTATGGGTATAAAACATATTATATATCCAACTACTCTTACTACAAATCCAACTGCTCCTTTAATTCAAGACAATCAAGGTATACCAACACAAGATGACTTTGGTAATAACTTAGAATCTCAACAGTCTATTACTAATGAAAACTGGAGAAATGCAAATCAAAGAAATTTAACAGGTACTAATTTTGAATCTACCGATGCAAATGTATATAATTGGAATTGGTGGAAAACTGCTTACGGTCAAAGATATGGTATGCAACCAGAAATATCACAACAAAACGGGTGGTTTACAATAGATGACAGAAGAGGAGCTTTTGCATTTAGTAGTGACTTACAAGGTAAATTAATAACTTTAGAATATATATCAGACGGTTTAGCTTATGGTGACGACACTAAGGTGCCTAAGATGGCCGAGGATGCATTATATTCTCATATACTGTATTCTATAACCTCTACAAGAGTTAACATCCCAGAATACATTGTTCAAAGATATAAAAAAGACAGAGCTACAAAGCTGAGAAACGCTAAATTAAGATTATCAAACATTAAACTATCAGAGTTTACACAAGTGATGCGTGGTAAATCTAAATGGATTAAACATTAACTATGACTAAAATTACAACTAATTTTATAAAGTCTAAAATGAATAAAGATTTAGACGACAGGTTGATTCCAAGTGGAGAGTATAGAAATGCTACTAATATAAGCATTAGCGCTTCTGAAGGAGATAGTGTAGGAACTGTAGAAACAATACTAGGTAATGTTTCTTTAACTGATTTTGGATATACTAATAACTCTAGAGTAAACATAAACGGTAATTTAGTAGATCAATCAAATAATATTATTTACATATTTATAACAGATTATACAGACTCTTCTAGTGACACATTAAGTTATTTTGCTACTTCTAGCTCTATTTGTCAAATATGGTCTTTTAATTTTTCTAATAATACATCTAACCTTTTAGTTTCTGGTAATTTTTTAAATTTTTCTTTAACTCATCCAATTGTTAGTGTTGATTTAATAGAAAGTTTACTTTTTTTTACAGACAACAGAAATCAACCTAGAAAAATAAATGTAGAAACAGCTAATCCTAATTTTGACACTGTTCCTAATTATTACACAAATGAAGATCAAATATCTGTAGCTAAATACTATCCTTTTGAAGGCATAAGTCTGATAGATGATATTATTGAAAGTATAGCTATAACTAACGATGGAGGTAGTGGAGATCCAACCGCTCCATCTGGTTATTTTTCTTTATTTAATAGTGGTAACAACATTGGATTACCTTGCGTAGGTGGTACGGGTTTTGGGTTGACTGTAGATATAACTAGTGTTAGTAGTGATGGATCTGTAACAGGAGTCTCAATAAATACTTTTGGCGTAGATTATACAAGTGGAGATGTAGTTCAACTAGCGCCTAAGACTGGAGGAGCTACATTAACTTTAACTGTTAAAACTGAATCTACAATGAGAGATCGTTGTAGTGAATATTTACCACCTAGTATTGCTGGCAATATAACAGGTTTTTCTGGATCAACAACAATTAACATTGATTCTGGTTTAACACCATCACCAGCAACTACTTGGAAAATAGAAAACATAGACGCTCCTCAAACAGGTCCAGCTAAATTTAATGCTCAACTAGGAGGTAGTGCGTTTAATATTCAATATCCTATAAATTCTGGAGGCGCTCCTGATACTGTTCCTACAGACTGGGAGATAGGTGATACTTTAACTTTTTCAGCACCTAATCCGAGTTACGTTTCTGATTGGCCTGGAGATTGCGAATATTTAAGAAATAGATTTGTTAGGTTTAGTTATAGATATAAATTTGTTGATAATGAATATTCTTTATCTGCTCCTTTCACTCAAGAATGTTTTGTACCTAGACAAGATGGATATATTCAAGTAGGTGATGAACAAAAAGCATTAGATGCTACTGACTTAGAATTTTTTACTAATTCAATAAACGAAATAGATTTAGTAATACCATGTCCTACAAGTTCTTATTCTACATTGAATAGAGATTTACATGTATCTTCTATTGAAATACTTTATAAAGAATCTCAAGAAAATGTAATAAAAGTTGTTGCTGAAATACCTTTTCAACAATTTATTCAAAACACTACTAAAAAAATAATTTACACTTACCAGTCTAGAGCACCTTATAAAGTTCTTTCTACTGCTGAAACTACAAGAGTTAGTGATTCTGTGCCAATTAAAGCACAATCTCAAGCTATAAGTGGTAATAGAATTATATATGGAAATTATTTAAATAGACATACTTCTTTAGATACATTAGATTATAAAGTAGGAATAGGAGACAAAATACAAGGCTCTGAAGAAAAAACTCAACAAGAATATCAAAATCATACATTAAAACAAAATAGAACTTATCAAGTTGGTATAGTTTTGGCAGACAGATATGGTAGGCAGTCAGATGTTATATTATCATCTGTAGATCAATTACCTAAAACTTTCGGTGGTGTTAATTTTGGAGGTTCTACTATATATGCTCCTTTTAAGGAAGAAGGTTTTGAAACCAATATCATAACATCTTCTTCAACTTGGCCAGGGGATAATTTAATAGTTTTGTTTAATTCAACTATACCCAATTCTTATAGTAAACCAGGCTATCCAGGCCTTTACGCAGGCATGGATCAAGATGAAATAGCAAATTTGTTTCCAGGAGCTTCGTATGGTTTAGCTAATAATGTAGCAACTACTGGAGGCACTGGATCAGGTTTAACAGTTAATATAACTCAAAACAATGGAGCTGGTAATATAGTTCAGTTAGAAATATCAAATGAAGGCTCTGGATATTTAAATGGAGATATTATAACAATAACTGGAGGAAGTGGAACTGCTAATTTTTTATATAACCCTCTGGCTCAACCAAATCATTTAGGCTGGTATAGTTATAAAATAGTAGTAAAACAACAAGAACAAGAATACTACAATGCTTACTTACCTGGCGTGTTAAATGGAACTTTAGATACTAGCACTACTGACAACCCGACCCAAGCAAAGATTTCTATATTTTCAGATAACGTTAATAAAATACCAAAAGACTTATCAGATGTTGGTCCAGCTCAAGTTGCTTTTAGATCAAATGAGTTATTGTCTTTTAGAGTTAATAATTTTTCTACAGTTAATAAGCAATATTATCCTGGTTCTTCTCTTGATAAAGTAATTCAAATAGGCACTATGTCAGATTTAGGAATTGCTAATCCAGGTGTTACTCAAAAAGAAATAGCAACTAATCAAAGTTCTAATCAAACTATAATATTTCAAGAATGGACTAACGAAGATAATGTACCTTTTGGCTCTTTAGTTACAGCTGTAGACTCTGCTGGTGTTGCCGTTGCTGGATTAGAAGAAAGCGATGAAGTTTATGTGTTAGCTTATTATAAGTTCACAAGCAACGAAGATGGAGCAGTTTTGCTTTCTCAATCAGTGACTGTTTCAGCAGATGATGTATTAAGTTTTTTACCACCTTTACCTATATACAATGCTAAAAATAATCCTTTTATAGGCACAGTTAGTACTAACAATGTTTTAGGTACTAGAATTTCAAATAATTTCTCAACACAGCTTTCTATTGCCGAAACACTACCTGTTTTTTCTAATTTAAATATTTATTGGGAAACAACTTCATCTGGCTTAATATCTGAATTAAACAATGAAATACTTACAACAACTGATATAGTTCCTATTGGATTAACTCAAATAAACTATTCTCAAAATGAAGGAATGGCCTCAGGTACTGCTATTACAAATGCATTTTTTCCAAGAGACAGCGCTAATCAATCCATAGTTAATGTTAATAGTGTTGGTACTTTATTATTTGTTACAGACGGTAATAATGCTGATAGAATTTCTGATTTTATTTTAGAGTCTGTTGGAAATGGTAGTTTTAGATTAAAGACAAATAACACATTTGTAGTAACAAATGATGCTCCTAGTTTTACTTTTACTTTTCAGGTTGCAATACAAACTAATGGCTACACGGTTACTAAAACTTTTCAAGGTTCTTGTGATAATATAGCTCCTATATGGGAAGATGCAGATCCTTTAGGTGTTGGTTTTACAACTGTTTTAATTAACAAAAATCAACTTAGTAATTCTAATCCGTATATTTATGAGTTTACAAACGTTAAAAATGGAAGTATTGATACCGGTAGAGATCACGAAGGTTTGCAATGGGAACTTATAGACGCTAAGCTTAGAATTGTTAACGCACAAGATGCAGCAACTTTTACAAGCAATAATGGGGTTAATGGAGTTACGGGAGGGAGTTCACTTAGACCTTTTGGAACTATAAACCGTAATGGATATGTAATGCCAACTCACTATCCTTTTGTACCTACTGCTCCTGACTTAGTTAATCCCAATGCATACGGGTTTTTTAGTATTGGAGCAGAATATCCAGAGCCTAGCACACTTAGTTTGGTGAGTGGTCAAGAAATGTATTTTGATCCTACTAATAATCCAAACGCAATTTCGTCAAATAATAGCCTTGGTGGCAAATGGGATCAAAATGGTGTTTATAATCTGCAGCCTAGTGATTATGGTACTGCTGTTTTTGGAGTTGTTACTAACGTTAACAAAACTAAATGGTATGCATTTCCAGCTCCAATGAGTGATATTGGCGTACCTGTAGGAACAGCAGGTATTTTTTATCAAGTTGATTACAACTTTAGACTTACTGACGGAGGAGGATTATCCACTGATTACTTAGTTAAATTACAAATAGAACAAACAATTTAATATGCCAGCTACAGTTAACATAAAATACTTTAATTCTTTTTGGGTAAAAAAAGTATTAAATAGCCAAAGCCCAGCTAGACCTATATGGCCTGGTAGACCTTGGAATCCTACTGGTTATCCAACTTTTCCTGGTAATGCTAAAACTACTAGCGCTACTAGCAATTGGTTAATTGAAGAGTCTAGAATAAAAGGAGGTTACAACAATACTAGTGTTTCTCTAGGAGTTAAAGCTTTTATAAACGAAGAAGATCCTGTGCAAGAAAGAAGAGGTGCTAGCGTAATATTTTCTGGAATATTTAATTCTAAAACAGGCAATAATGATACAAATGTTTTTTCATTAGCTTCTCCTATATCTAAAGATTTAAATCCTGGCAATGGAAGTATACAAAAACTATATGCTGAAGATACTAATTTAATAATTCTTCAAGAATTAAAATCTGGATACTTATTAATAAATAAAAATACTATATACACAGGAGATCAAGGTGCAGCAGAAAGAGCTGGGATACCAACACTGGGCCAGTACGTGCCATACGCTGGAGAATATGGTATATCAAAAGATCCACAGTCATTTGCTCAATTTGGCACAAGAAAATATTATACAGACAAAAATAGAGGCGTTGTTTTAAGATTATCAAGAGACGGCATAACTGAAATATCTCAATACGGTATGAAAGATTATTTTAGAGATAATTTGCAATTAATCAACGACTCAAGCAAAATAATAAGACTAGCTTGGACGTTTTCTGCTGGTCAAACTTTTACAAATGCTGTAAAGAGTTTTAATGTTATTTGTGATAAATCTGAAAAAGTTTTAAAAGGTAGTTTGTTTCAAAGAACTATAAATAGCGTTGTTGAAACGTTAGGCGTAGTTGTCAACGTGGTTGACACGTCAAGCGCTAATGAAATGACAATTACTTTAGATAGAAATATTGTTATAACAGGAAACTCTGGTAATGAACCTAGAGGCTTTTTTCAGTATTCTTATAAAAGTTTAATAATAGGTGGTTATGATAATTATAGTAGAAATTATACTTTGTCTTTACAACAAACACCTGGTCATATCGACCAAAACAATTATAGCACTTTAACTTTTGATGAAACTATTAAGGGTTGGGTAAGTTTTTACACTTACAAACCTAACTTTATAACAAGTGTTAATGGTAAATTTTACTCTATTACAAGTAATAATATATATGAGCACTATTCAGGTGGTAATTATATGAATTTTTATGGCAATCAAGGTATAGGTAATGTTGAGTTTGTATTTAATACTTCACCGTCTTTGATGAAAAATTTTAAAACTATAAGTTATGAAGGTGATAATGGTTGGAATGTAAGTGTAGTAACTAGTGGTAGTAATAAGCAAAATAGAACATTTCCTATAACTAGTCCAATTGGCTACACCACAAACAACATAGATCAAACTGTATCAATACCTAGTTATGAAGCTGGTAGATATACTGACCCTAGAACTGGCCAAGAAAGTTATGCTGGTTTTAATAGAAAAGAAAATAAATATGTAGCAAGCTTAGTTAATGACAGTGTAGCAGCTGCAGGAGAAGTTAGATTTGGAAATCAAATGACAGGTATAAAAGGTTATTTTGCTAAGGTTTCATTTTCTACAGACCAAGTTACAAATATTGGTGGAGCTAAAGAAATATGGAGCTTAAGCAGTGAAGTAGTAAGATCATCTTAAATTAAATGAAAATAAATAAAATAACTAAAGAGTTAATAAAAAGCTCTGACAAGGTAGTTGGAGATGGTACAGATATAATACATGATAATATTGTACCCTTAAAACACTCGTTTGCTGACCAACTTTATATAAGGCAAATGGAGATGAAAAAAGGAACAATGGTTATAGGCGCTGTTCACAACCATAAACATGTTTGGTTTTTATTAACTGGTCACTTAACAATATCTGATAATAAAGAAGTACAAGATTATCAAGCACCTTGTTATGTTGTTTCAGATGCAGGAACACAAAGAGCTATATATGCTAATGAAGATTCAATATTTGTAAATGTTCATAAAAATCCTAGCAATACTGAAAATATAGAAGAACTAGAAAAAGAAATAGTTTCTATAACAAAAAAAGATTTTAATAACTATATAAATAATAAAATATGAGTTTTGCAATAGTAGCTGCAGTCGCAGCACCTTTAGTAATAGGAGGAATAACTAAAATTATGAATGACAACAAAGCGGAAGATATGAATAATGATATTCAAGCTGCGCAAGGTGTTATAAATGACCTACTAGATAATAGAGAAGATGTTTACGATGCTTCAGGTAAAATTAGAGCTATGAAGTCTATGGTTAGTAATCCATATGCTAATCTAGGCGTTGCTACTCAAGCAGCTGAAATGCAAGCTGAAGAAGCTGATATTTCTTTAGCTAACACTTTAGAAACTATTCAAGCTACTGGAATGGGTTCTGGTGGAGCAACTGCTTTAGCTATGGCTGCAGCTAAATCTAAACAAGGAGTTTCAGCTAGTATAGAAAAACAAGAAGCAGATAATCAAAAACTTAAAGCCCAAGGAGAACAACAGAAACAACAACAGTTAATCAACTTAGAATCACAAGCTATATCAGCTGAAGAAAGAGCAGCAGCAGGTGAAGATGCAAGAGTTCAAGCACAGCTTGATAGGGCTTATGGTGAATCTGATTTTTTAAGATCAAGACAAATGGGCTTAGAAGATGCTGCAGATGCAGCTTTAATGGCTGGTGTAACAGGAGCTACTAGTGTTCTTTCAGCTTCCGCAGGTACGGGTTTTCAAGCGGGGTAGCCCCCTCTAATAGCCCAACTACAGATCCTTTAACGGGTATGAAACCTATAATTATAGATCCTACTCAACAAAGTGTACCAGTGCTAAATCCGGTAGTTCCAAGTAGTACAGCTGTAGTTGTTCCTGTTAACACTTCAACAAGTCTATTTAATAGTGGTTCCACAACATGGCCACCATGAAAAAAACAATAATATGAGTCAAAGACAAGTAAATTTAAAACCACAGCAACAATTCACTCAACAAGCGGTTGGAGCAGTTCAGCAAGCAACTCAAGGTAGTTTAAATACTATAGGCAAAATGCAAAAAGCAGCTGCTATGAAAAAAGAGCAATCACAAAAAGCTATAGCTATAGGTATGCAAACTTCAGATGCTTTAATGGATAAGTATTCTGACCAAGTAGATTCAGCTCCGGCTGATACTAAAGCCGCTTTAAATGCTTATATAAGACAAGAAGCTACTATGATAGGTGATTTAAAAGCTGCAGCATCTAAGCCAGGTGCAACTGCTGAAGATGTAGAAGCTTATCAAAAATACAGACAAATGAGTTTGTCTAATTTAAAAGCTGTAGCTACGTATAGTGTAAATGCTTCTAAAAGTCAAACAATATTTGAAAGACATAGAACAGCAATGAATAATAACTCTATGACAGGTAGGTTATCAGATGAAGCTTTGAATAATCCTGATGTAATAAAATTTGACTCTGATTTAAGTGCGGGATTTATTAAAGACTTTAATGTATCTACAAACGCCAAGACAGGCCACGTGGAGTTTAGTTACACCGACGATAACGGTAAGTCTATAAGCAGAGATATATTTGCAGCTAATGAAACTTTCACTCAAAAAGGAAATAACTTAGCTAGCTATGTTATAAGCGGAGAGCAAGATATTACAGGTAAAACATATAGAGCTGAATTACAAAATGAATTAAAAGACTTTAAAGATTTAATTCCAGTTAAATCTACAAAAACTGTATTTAATCCTAAAAATAATTCAGAAACAAAAACAGTAGTATCTGGAGTTGTTGATTATAAAAGTAAATTAATGGATAACCACAAAGACATGCTTATTCAAAGTACTTATAAATCTAATATGTCAAAAACATGGACTCAGTTAAATGGGTTAGGTAAAATTAAAGGTAAAGAATTTGATCAACCATGGAGTACTTTTACTCAAGGTGATATAAATGATAAAGCTTCTGTCAAGCAAGCTATAGAGAATTTAAAATCAAACCCGGCTGCTATAGCGGCCGCTGATAAAGATGGTGATAAAATAGTAAGCCCTGAAGAATACATAGATATACAAAACAAATTTAGAGAAGCTGCTGCTGAAGGTATAGCTACATTAGCTAATGATTTCTTTGGTCAACCAGTTGAAACTACTTTATCAGAACAAGAGATAACTAACAAGTATAAAGTAGATAAGGATGGCAAGAAAACTACTAGCTATACAGATTCTTATAAACAAAGTTTTGCTGATAATTTTAACGATTATTACCAACCAGCTGAAAATGCTTTGAAAAAAGCCTATGCTGATGGAGGCGCTTTTAGTGGTGAAGAAGATTTAATAGATTTTTATAGAGAAAATAAAGATTTAGTAGCTGAAAACTATGATGTAAGTATTGGTGATAAGCAAAATATAATGGATTATCAAACTCTTGTAGATACATTTAAAAATGCTAACATACCTGTTCCTGAAGACTTAAAGAAAAATACTAATGGAATATTTGTTATTAATATAGATGAAAGTGGTCAATATAAAGGTGGTTATGATATGATAGCTGATAATAATAAAATTAAATTTAAAGATGGTAAACTAACACCTGATAGTAAGAAAAACTTATTTAGAACTATTGGTGTTGAATTTAGCTTATACGAAAACGCTAATAATTCAAAACTAAGAAAAGAATCTTCAGATTATTTACCATACAATCCAATGATGTAATATGGACGAAACTTACTTTTTTACACAAGAAGACGGAACAGTAGTAGAAGTTACTCTAGAGATGCTAGAAGAAGTTAGACAAGCTAAAGGTTATAAAGATGTAAAATCATATATAGCTGACCCCGGTAATAACGTAACTGTTGAAGGCGGTGAAGTAGAAGAGACTATTGAAGTAGAAGAAAAAAAGCCTTTAACTCCTACTGATCTTCAACTTGCAAATGTTGATATTAATGAAAAGTTAGATTTAGGTATTGTACAGACGGAAGCACCTGCGCCAACTACTTTTGCAGATAGAAACAAAATAGAAATAGATAAGTTAAATTCCAACTTTAATCTTGCGCAAGCGCCGATGACTTCTGCAATAATGCAAAATGAAATAGGTTTTAAAGCTTGGGTAGATAATAATAAAGAAGAAGATTTAGCAAATATAGAAAATTCAATTAGTTTAGATCCTACAAATAACTATTCTATAGAACAAATACAAATATTAAACGGCTTAGGTGTTGAAGGGGCTAAAGCTATAGAAGGTATTGATGACGTGCCTGATAATCAAAAAAATTGGGTTATTGGACAAATAAATGAAAGAATAAATAAATCTTTTGCTAACGAAGATGGTTCAAGTCCTAGAGCTGCTGAAGTTTTTAATGTTTTAGAATATAAAGAAATAGGTGATATAAATAAAAAAAGAGATCAATATGTTCAAGATCAAATAGTGCTTGGCCCTGATGGTAAAGGAGCTGGTCTATCTAATGAACAAATTAAAGAAGACATAGTAAAATATTTTAACAACCATAGATCAGAAGGCATAGAAAATAGAATAAAAAAATACGCTGGAGAAAGTCTTTATAACAAGTTAAAGAGTGCGGTATCTAAAGAAGAAAAAGATAATGTTTTAAAAGAAATATTAAACACAAATAGAGTAGAAGGCTTAATAGATGAAGATGGTAAGTTTATAGATAAGTCTAGGCTAAGTGACGAGCAGAAAGTAGAAGCTGTTGAACAAGATAAAAGAGCAATAGCAAAGTATGGTAATTTAGATTCTGATAAGCTTAACGAAACTTACGATAGAATAGAAAGCAAATTAGTTACTTTAGGTACTAAACTTTATAAAAAAGGTTATGAAGATGTAGTAGGCCAAGGCAATCTAGCTCAAAGAGGTGCAGAAGCAATAAGAAACATACCAGGACTTGGAGCAGCAGGTGGTTTTGCTAGTTTAATAAACATGTTTGATGAAGGAGGTAGTGTAAGAGAAGATTTTAAAGATTTAGAATCAATGAACAACACTGGGTTAGCTCCTACTGGTTTAACCTACTTACCTATGGGTGATAGCCCGTTAGTTAGGGACTATAATAAAACATTAAAAGAATTTAAAACATTGCAACTAGCAATGGGGTTAAATGTTGATTTAACTAAAATAGATAGAGAAAGCACTGGAGATATATTAAGTGAAGAAACTGTAGTAGCTTTTGGAGGAAATACATTAGGTATTAATGAAATGCAAAATGTATTAGCATATGACGTATTTGAAGATGAATTAGGTTTTGAAGTAGATGAAAGTGTCGAAAAGTTTTTAGGTGAACGTGGTAAAAAATATGTTAAACAAATAGAAGAAAGTTATTTTTCTGGAGAAAAACTAGCTAGCATTATACCTGGCTTTACTAAGATGGGTATGGAAATAGGTTTAACTATGGGTATGTTAGGTGGCGTTAAAAACGTTTCACGAATAACTACTGGCATTGGAGATTTAGTTGCTTATAATATGGCTAAAGTACCTGGAATAGGTAAAGGAGCTGCTAATGTTTTTGGCCAGTTAACTGCTGGAACTCTTCAAGAGTCTGTTGGTTTAGTAGGTAGTAATACTATAGGTAGCAATATTTTTGGTTCTGAAAAAATGGCTGTTATACCGTTTGCACTTGGTTCTCAAATAGGTCATTTAGGATTTAAAGCTTTTGGAGATGCTATGAAGTTGTCTATACCTAAGCTTGCTGTTAGGTATCCTGGTTTAAGAGAAGTTATAAAGCTTAACAACAAGTTTGGTTTTAGTACAATTGGTGGTGCTGTTAAATTTGGAACAACACCTATATTAGGTGCCACTGCAATAAAAGGTGGAGAATTAACTTCAGGTATTTATGATATAGCTACTGGTCAAAGCGAAATGGACATGAGTGAGCTATGGCATCACATCACTGATACTGATAGCTTTATTGAAACTTACGGAGCTTTATTATTTATGTCTGCTTCACATCCTAGCAGTTTTATGGATAAAGCTGTTAAGAACTTTAAAAACGACATATTTACATTAGGAAGAAATTATAGAGAATGGAACACTATTGCTTTAGATTTAGGTTTAAAAACTAAAAAAGAAGGTAGTTGGAGTGAAGAAGAAATAGCAGAAGCAGTAGAATTAAAATCTGCAGAAGTAATTAATAACCCTGAATTTACAGCTAAAGAAGCAGATCAACAAATAAATGCTATAAAAAATTTAGGTAAAAAATTAAACTTAAAAAAAGCTATAGATGAGCAAGCTGTAAAAGCTAAAAATGAAGGAGTAGAAAACTGGAATACTACTTATGATGATTTAGTATTTAGTTTAAAGTCTATTGAAGCAACTGGAGAAGTATCAGCAGCTGATGTTGCTAATTTGTCTAAAGCTGGTTTTGCAAATGGGGATGTAGTTCCTACATTAGAATTACAAAAAATTGGATTTAGTCCAAAAGCTGCTAATGAAATACTCAAAGCTTCTCAAGTTATGTATGGAGAAGCTGGAGACTTTTTTGGAGATGCTAGTAGTGCTCAAGGCAAGAAGTTTATAGAGAGTGGTTTAAAAGTACAAAGAAATGAAGGGGCTTTAAGAGATCTAGATGTGTTACTTAAAAACAAAGAGATAAGTAAAGTTAATTACGATAGACAAAAAGAAAGACTTGAAACTGAGATATTAACTGAGCAAAATAAACAAAAAGAATTAATTGACATAGGTGAAGGTCAAGCTAGAGAAAGAATAGATGAAACTTTAGACTATGCTGAAAAAGTAAAAGCAGAAGGAACGGAAGTTAAAGAAGTTGGTCAAGATGAGTTTATAAAGCTAAAACAAGAAGCTGGTGAGCAACAATCTGCTGAATCTACTGGCTACGGTTTTCAAACTGTTAAAAATGGTAAACCTCTTTTTGTAATAAACAAAGATGCAATGATGCCTAAAAGTGGTAAATTTCAGTTTACTTCTGGAGGTAAAAACTATGTTATAAAAGGTTTTAAAGGATCAACACTTAAGCATGAAGTATTTCACCCTGTTTTTGAAAATAGATTTGATTCTAGAGCTGTAGAACAAAGAGCTAGGGAATTAGCAGGCGCTGAAGGTGATATAGAAGCTGCTAGAGAGACTATAATTAAACAAGATATAGAATACATAGATCAATTTAAAAAGAGGCTTAAGGAGTTAGGTGTATTTAATAGAGTTGAAGCTGAAATGAAATTAAGACCTGGATATAACGAACTTATTAAAAGTGGTAAAAGAAATATTCAGATTGAAAAAGAATTTATAAATGAATTTTTAGAATTACAAAATGAAGGAGCTTTAAATGATTTAGTTAAGAATATTAAATTTAAAGAAGTAAGCGCAGATGTAATAACAGAACTTAAAAACGGTGCAGATGTAGCTGATTACTTTTTTACTGGTATAGAAAAAACTCCAGAAGGTAAAGCTAAAGTTAAAGAAGCTCAAGAGAAATATGCTGAGCTAGTTAAAGATGGTGAAACTCCTGTTCAGTTGTCAGAGAAAAAAGCAAATGATCTTGCTAAAGAATATAAAAATGGAACTATAGATACTAAAGGCATAGAAGATTTAATAAAACAATATAACAATATTGGTTTAAAAGCTTTAGGTTATGACATAGCTAAAGGAGATATACCACCTGAAAACGCTATATCTTTTATCAATAAAGAATTTGTTAGTATACTAGAGAGATATGATGGTAGTACTAAGCTTTCAACATGGATTAATAGTAATATAAGACCTAAACGTCAAGCATTTTATGAAGGTGAAATAGGAGATAAAGCTAAGACTACTAGTATCGATTCTGAAACAGCTAGACAAGTAGCTGACACAAGTACGCCTGAAACTATAGTTGAAGGCAAAGAGTCTGCTGTTAAAGAAACTGAAAGACAAATAAGTACTTTTGAAGGTAAAGAAGCTAACAGAAAGAAAAAAGAAATATTAGAAGTAGTTGAAACTATAGAGCTACAAGACATGAAGCCAGGTGTAGGTGGCGCGCCAAAGAAACAAGTTGGTGAAATTGGTGAATTAATATTTGAAGTACCTGCAGATAAAATATCTGATCCTAGAAAAAATTTAACTTTTGCTAAAAAACTTATTAATTTAGAAACAGGCAATGTAGCTAAGCCAGGTGAAAAAGGTGTTATAAGCGATTCTGAGTTTGGTAACATACAAAAATTCTTTTCAGATAAAAGTAATATGAAAAGGTTTATAAAAACTTTACCTGAAACAAATGTCACTAGTGAAGAAGCTATTGTCAATAAACAAGGAGAATCTATAGATGTATCAAGAGAAGTTGTAGGTAGAGGTATTGGTTTACCTAATAGAATAATTAAATACTTTTATGAGCCAACAGGCAAACGATCTAAGGGATTGACTAGCCAGACACCTGTATACAGATTAAAACCTGAGTTTAAAAATGCTACACCAGAAACTATATCTAAAGTCCAAGGAGACTTATTAATAGGTAAAGATTTAAAAACATACGATAGAACTGTTAATGGTCAGCTAGCTAAAGGTATGGCAATGGTAGAAGCTATGAAGATAGCTAATGAAGCTACAAGGTCTAAAATGCCTGTAGAAACTGCAGCTGAGAAAAAACTAGTAGCTGACATTAAAGCTGGAGCTAGTCCTATATCTATGTCTGCTAAAAAGATAGCGGAAGTAGTAAGTAAGGAAGGGTATAAATCTATACCTGAAATTTTAGGTGAAAAATCAACAATTGATAATATAATTAAAAAATCAAAAGGAGATTTTTTAGATGTTGGAGGTAATTTCTTTGTGGACTTAGCAAAAAAATCTAAAAATAAAATTAGAATGTTTGGCTCAGGTATTTTTAGTTCTAGAGCTGACTTTTTGAAAGCAGTTAAAGATAAATTTCCATTAGTAGGTGATTACCAAACTGGTGTTAAAAACTATACTAAAACTTTTTTAAAAAGAAAGTTAAGCACAGTTAAAAATCCATCACAAAAAACTATAGATAAACTTACTAAAGAAGCTGAAATTGAAGCTATAGAAACAATGAAGCCGACATTAGAAGCTATTGAAGCTGGTATGACTATGCAAACTTCAGATCTTCAAAAGCAAATGTTAGACGTGGTTAAATCTAATCCTAAAAAATATAACAAATATAGTAGGGAGCAGTTAGCTAAAATGGAAAAAGCAATTGCTGGACAAAAAACTAACACCTTAAAAAAGAACATAGAGAATATGTTAGACATTAAAGAGGGTAAGAGTTTAGTTTTAGATATATTTAGAGATTTATTAGAGTTAAACCCTGATAACATGCCATTAATTTCTTATATGCTTTGGCATCCTAAATCTAATTCACACGTGCTAAGAAATTTTGCTACTATGAAAAGTAGAGAGTTAGGACAAGATTTTAATTACGAAGAACACGGTTTACCTTTTGGAGAGTTTTCTCTAGCTATAATAAACGGTTTACGGGCACCTAGAAAAGTTTGGAACGAGCTAAAAGATTTTATGCATGAACAATACTATCAAGCATCTATATCTAAAGAAAGTAAAAACATTTTAGATCACCCTAAAAGAAACTTAGACAAAGAAGGTAATATTATAGAAGATTGGAGCTCAGCTACTGAACTACATCCTTTATCTAAAAAACAAATGGATCAAGCTGCTAAAGGAGAAATTAGCTACAAAGATGTAATTGATCCTTTTGACATGAGGAAATATAACGAGTATAAGTCAGATAGAGGTTATATAAACCCTAATAAACAAATGACTTTAGATAAAAATGGAAAACTTATTTCAGATGCTAAAAAATATGATTTAGAAGTTTCTGATTTTTTATCTGAAAACCCTGCTATTATAGAGGCTCAAAACAAATTAATATATGAGCTAAACTTAACTAAAGCTGGTGTATTAAAAGGTAAAAAAGCTGTAACGCTTAAAGATGCTAAAAAGACATTAGATTATATAATTAAAGCTAGAGGAACTAAACAAGCTGATCTTGCATTTAAAGAAACTAAAACAGAAATAGACGAGCCAGGTGTCATGAACACTAGCGAGAAGATGACTACTGAAGAGCTAGTCGAAAAAGCTAGAACTATAGACAAAGCTTTGCAGATGGCTGATCGTCCTAACATGCCTAAGAAAAAGATTAGAATATTTGATTTTGACGACACTGTAGCTAGAACAAACAGTAAAGTATTTGCAGAAAGAGAAGGTGAAAGAATAGAACTTACAGCAGAAGAGTTTGCTGAAAAAGGTATGGAGCTTATAGATCAAGGTTATGAAATGGATTTTACAGACTTTAATAGAGTTGTTGAAGGTAAAAAAGGTCCATTGTTTGATTTAATAAAGAAACTTAAAGAAGCACCAGGTGAAAGAGATTTGTTTATATTAACTGCTCGTGCACCAGAATCTCAACAGGCTATATTTGAATTCATGAAAGCTATGGGTGTAGAAATACCTTTAGAAAATATAACTGGATTAGGTAATTCTACTGGCGAAGCTAAAGCTAACTGGATAATAGACAAAGCCGCTGAAGGTTATAATGATTTCTATTTTGCAGATGATGCACCTCAAAATGTTAAAGCAGTTAAAACAGCAATGTCACAACTTGATGTTAAATCTAAAGTTCAGTTAGCTAAAGAAAATAAAATTAATTTTAGTGAAAAGAAAACAAAAGAGTTAGATTGGAAAACAGATAAAGCTGGTAATATAAAAACTACTTTTAATATAGGTAAGAAAAAATATAATTTCAATTTAGATGCTAGAGACAGCAAAGGAAGTTTTGATGTAGAATTTAACTTAGGTGGTAGAATAGATATGACTGGAACAGGTGATGCTGTTAAAGTTATTAGAACTGTTTATAATGGCTTGTTAGATATAGTAGGTAAAACACCTAAAATAAAAAGACTTGAGTTTTCTTCTCTTAAATCAGAAACAAGTAGAGTTAAGCTATACACTACGTTAATGGATAGAGTTGCTAAAAAACTAGGCTGGGAAACAGACATATGGGAAAGCAATGATTTTATAACACCAGATAAAAGCAGTTATGATTTTGAAATAACTAAACCTAGAAAAAAGCAAGTAGCTCCAGTTGAAAAAGCACTAAACGTTATAGATGTTAAATCAAAAGTTCAAAAAGCTAGATTAAATACTAGCGAGAAAATGAACACTACATTTAACGAGATACTAGAACAATCAACAGGTATAGATGCAGTAAAAGTATTTTCAGATGTTAAAGCTCAAGTGAGAGGTGGTAAGAAAAAAGGTCAAAGATTTTTTATCCCTCCATCAGCTGAAGACTTTTTAGGTTTACTATATACCACATTACCTAAAGGTAAGAAAGGTGAAAAAGCTATGAAGTTTTATCAAGATGCCTTACTTGATCCATACACTAGGGCTATGACTAACTTATCTACATCGAGAGTAAACCTTATGTCTGATTTTAAAGCTTTGAAGAAACAATTAGATGTACCTAAAGATTTAAAGAAAGAAACAGAGTCAGGATTTACTAATGAGCAAGCGGTAAGAGTTTATTTGTGGAATAAAGTTGGAGAGAAAATACCAGGACTTTCTAAAACAGACTTAAAAGAACTTTCTGATATAGTAGAAAAAGATCCTAAGTTAAAAGTATTTGCTGATGAAATATTATCTATAACTAAAGGAGATGGTTACTCTAAACCAGGCGAAGGCTGGGCTAATGGAACTATAACAACAGATCTAGTAGATATACTTAACACTACTAAGCGAGGTAAGTATTTAGAGACTTGGAAAGAAAATATAGATGTTGTATTTAGTAAGGATAATTTAAATAAGCTAGAAGCTGCTTACGGTAAAAAATATAGAGAAGCTGTAGAAAATTCTTTATCTAGAATGAAAAAAGGTAGCAACAGAGTAGCAGGAGGAAATAGATTGAGTAATCAAGTTCTTGATTATATAAACAACTCTACTGGTGTTACTATGTTTATAAACGCTAGATCAGCATTACTACAAACTATATCAGCAGCTAACTTTGTTAATTGGAGTTTTAATAATCCTTACCAAGCTGGTAAAGCTTTTGCTAATCAACCTCAGTTCTGGAAAGATTTTAAACAATTAATTAATTCTGATTATTTAAAAGACAGACGTAACGGACTAAAGCTTAACATATCAGAGTCTGAAATAGCTAACGCTGCTAAAACATCTAAGAATAAAGCTAAAGCTGTACTTAGTTATATACTTGAAAAAGGTTATGCACCTACTAAATACGCAGATAGTTTTGCTATAGCTTTTGGTGGTGCTTCTTATTATAGAAATAGAGTTAAAGACTTAATG